TGACTTGGTCCGCATCCAGCACTCTCTGGAGCCCGGCCCCGTCACCCTTGTCGATATGGACACCTTCGTAGAAGTTGAGCACGTCTCCGAGCGGATATTCGATGACGGTCTCGCCGAGCTCGCGCAGTGCCTCTACCCATCCGTTGTGTACATCCGCTACCGAGAAGGACGGCCCGGGGTGGACGACCAGCCAGCGCATCAGCCCACCTCGACGACAATGTCGGTGGCCAGATATTCGATGCCAGCGAACACGGTGATCCGCTCATCCTCAACGAGCGTGGCGTGCGCGTAGTCGACGATCCCGCCCAGTGTCGGGTCGGCGTCGATGGCGGCCTTGATGGACTTGGCCCCAGTGCTCGCCAGGTACTCGTCGATAGTCTCCTGCGCGGTCTTCTGCTCGGCCCACGGCATGAGCACTGTGACCGCGAACGTGGTGTCGTCCTCGCCGTCCATGGACACGCCGAACACGGTCTGGCGGCGCTTGACGTATGCGTGCGGCGGGTTGGGGACCGTCGGCACGGTCGGGCTGTGCCGCAGGCCGGCGATGGTGGCGAGGCGGTCATCGATGCCCTCGCGGATCTCCTGCACCGTGGCCATCTACGCCACCAACACCGGATAGCGCTGATACGGCATCAGCATCCTGGCGACCTTCGGATTCTCCCGAATGCGCACAGCGCCGAACTCGCTCCACCCGGCGATCCCGAACGGGGCGTCCTTGAGTTTGAACAACTCGGCGGACAGCATCAGGCAGGCTTCCTTGACCGCCGACGGTGCCGCGGTGGGCCAGCCGAACGTGCCGACGATCTGCACCCGGTTCATCCGCTGCTGCGAGTAGGCATACGGCACGGGGAACGTCTGGGTGCCGACGGCGCGGACCTCGGTGTAGGGCCGCGCCTCCGGTCCGACAGCCGCGTTCACCGGCCACAGCTGGTAGTCCGTCGCCGCCCAGGTCGTCTCGAACACACCGTCGCCAGAGGCGTCGGTCTTGAGGCTGGTGACGGTGGCGATGTCGCCGACCCACACGTCGGTGTCGGCCGGGCGCAGGCAGTACCGGTCGGTGGCGACGAACGTGGCCGTGGTGGAACCGGTGACGTAGAACGCCCGCTGGCAATGCTGGTCAATCGCCCGCGACGCCGAGTCCAGCGCCGAGTCCACCAGGGTGTCCTCGAAGTTGTCGTCGATGACAAATCGGGCCTTGAGCTCCTCGGCGGTGGCGTACAGGTTCGGCATGCTTGATCCCCTTACCCGGCTGCCCAGCCGTCGTGGTGGATAGTGGTCGGGTCGCCGCCAATGAAGTGCCCTCGCAGCCCGGCGATCAGCCAGTCCTGGACCAGCTGGGCATCGGCGGCGTTCTTAATGTGATCCGGCCTCCACGTGGCCGTCCGCAGCGCCGCCGCCCGGCACATGATCCCGTCCGAGTCAAGGTGACCATGCGCGAATGTGGCGTCGCCAATGATGAACAGATCATCGCCGCCTATCCGGAACTGCACCGGGGAGATCGTGAAATCGGCACCCGTCTCGACCAGCGCGGCCACATGACGTTCCACGTGATCCGGGAGCAGCTCGTCGTCGTCGCCGAGGAACCCGACGTACTCGCCGAGTGCTAGCAGCGATCCGATCTGCCACGGGTAAGCACCGGTGCTGCGTTCGCGGCCGTCCCGCCACGACTCGTTGATCTCAACGAACCGGACGCCCGGCAGCCCGGCTACCTTCTCGGCCAGTCCGGGGTTGCGATCAGACACGATGACGTGTTCAACTTCGGGCCACGTCTGCGCCCGCACCGACCGGGCACACCGGTCGAGCAGCAGATGTTCGCGTCCGGGAATGGTAGGGGTGACGATCGACGCGAGTGTCACGCCGCGACCTCCAGCGTCTCAGCGGCCACCATCCGCTTGACGATCTCGGCGAAGAACACCGACGGCTCCCACCCGAGTACCCGTCCAGCCTTGGCCGGGTCGCCGCACAGATGCTCCACGTCAGCCGGGCGGAACAGACCGGGGTCGACCTGCACGTGGTCCCGCCAATCCAATCCGGCCTCGGTGAACGCCGCCTCGCACAACTCGGCCACCGAGTGGGATTCGCCAGTGGCGAGCACGTAGTCGTCGGGTTGTTCTTGCTCGGCGATCAGTGCCCAGGCCCGCATAAAGTCCGGTATCCAGCCCCAGTCGCGCCGCGCGGCCAGGTTCCCCAGCCGCAGGTTAGCTTGTTCGCCGCGGGCGATGCGCGCCACCGCTGCGGTCACCTTGCGGGTCACGAACTCCTCACCGCGGCGCGGCGATTCGGCATTGAACATGACCGCTGTCGAGGCGTGCATGCCGTACGAGTCGCGGTAGTTCACGGTCGTGTGGTGGGCAAACAGTTTCGCCACCCCGTACGGGCTACGCGGATGGAACGGCGTCGACTCTGACTGTGGCGCCGCGGAGTTGCCGAACATCTCCGACGTGGACGCATGCACGAACCGGGTGTCGAGGTTGACTGCGCGGATCGCTTCGAGCATCCGCAGGCAGCCCAGCCCGGTCACCTCGGTCATCAATGTGGGCTGCTGCCACGACATGCCCACGTAGGTCAACGCGCCGAGGTTGAACACCACGTCTGGTTCTGCGGTGACGAGCGCGCGTTGCAGCGACGACTGGTCCAGCAGGTCGCCCTCGAGCAGGGTGATCTGGGGCACCAGCGACTCGATCCACGCTCGTTTCGGGTTCCGCTGCCCGTGCAGCAGCCCGAACGCCTGGTGGCCCTCGGCGACGAGTTGCTCAGCCAGGTACGAGCCGGCTTGCCCGGTGATCCCGGTGATGAGCGCCTTCACAGCAGCACCGGCATCGGCAGTGGCACCAGGAACCGGCCACCAGCGGCCGTGTATGCCGCCTCACGGCGCAGAACGCCGGGCAGGTAGTTCCAGGCCAGCAGCAGGTACACGTCGGGCTCAGGGCGCTCCCCAGGGCCGCAGACGGGGATCTTTGAGCCGGGGGTGTAGCGCCCGATCTTGTGCGGCGTGGTGTCGACAATGTGGTCGAGCCGGTCCGGGCCGATGCCGCAGAAGTTCAGCAGTGTCGCCGACTTCGCCGATGCCGCATATCCGGCGATCTTGCGGCCGGCGGCGATCTGTTCGTCGAGCAGGGCCAGCAGCCGGGTGCGGATGTGCTCGATCCGACCCTGCAGGCTCATGAACGTGGACGGCTGACGAAGCCACGTCGACTCATGTGATAGTTGGACCGAAAACAGACCGGTGTTGGCCGGACCTGGAGCGACGCGGTTAGCCACCACGCGAATGGACCCGCCCTGTGCTGGCGTGCGCATCACTGACTGCACCCAGAGCCCATGGCGAGCCATCACCTGACTCAGCGATTGAATGCTGAAGTAGTAGCGATGCTCGTGATAGACGTGGTCGAACTGATTACCGGCCAACAGGTCCGCGAGGTATTGCACCTCAACGACCGCGGCGCCGTCATCGGCCACCAACGCAGCAATGCCGGCGAAGAAGTCGTCAAGGTCGGCAACGTGTGCGGCCACGTTGTTGGCCACGACGAGGTCCGCACGACCACGATCGCCTGCAACCGCTCGCGCTGAATCATCACCGAATCCGACGATGTGAACTTCTAGGCCATTTGCTCGGGCATACGAGGCGGGACCGAATGCCGGTTCGACCCCCAGTCCGCGCGCGCCTCGTTCGGTGATCTCAGCGAGCAGTGTGCCGTCGTTACATGCCACCTCGACGACGAACTTGCCGTCCAAGTCGAACCGGTCATCCAGCCAGGCCGCGTACTGTTTGAAGTACGCCACCGCCGACGGGGACGAGCCGGTGAAGAACGCGTAGTCCTCGCCGTACAGCAGCCCGTCCGGCACGATCTCGGTCAACTGGACCAGCCAGCAGAACGTGCACACCGTCAACTGCAGCGGATAACGGTCCTCCGGTTCGTCGGCGGTCGCCGGGAACCGGTCGGCCAGCGGCGAGTCACCCAAGTCGAGGAACGGCTGCAGGTCGCTCGAGCCGCAGCCGCCGCAAGAAACCCTACGCATCGGAGTTCTCCCGCAGCCGCCGGTCGAAGGTCTTCCGGTCTTGGGTGGCGTGCCTCTCGCCGATCTTGTAAATGTCGTCTGGTTCGCCCTTGCCGAACATCGGGTGCAAGTGCTCGACGACCGACTCCAGCGCCATCACCCACACGCCGCGCTGCTTCGCGACTGTAACGATCTCGTCGTCGACGAACCAGTGCCGGTAGCCCTCGTGACAGACCGCTTTCGGCCCGTCCCACGAGGCGCCCTGCTCATCTACGTACGACCGACGCACCAGCAGATGCGTGGCGTGCCCGCCGGCCATCACTCGCGGGTTGCCGAGATCATTGGTGCCGACCACATGGAACGTGTCCCCGGCCCGGGCCTGCGCCTGGTCAAGCCAACCGGAATGGAACCGCACATCGTCGCCGACAATGAACAGCCACGGCTCGCTGGTCATCCGGTAGCCGGCGTTCATCCGCTCCGCGAATGTGCGGGCGTCAGCAACCAGTACCTCGGCACCAGCCTGCCGCCAAGCGTCGATCGCGTCGGTCTCGTCCGGTGCCGCCACCGCGTAGGCGTGGGCGATCCCGGTGGATGCCCGCAGCGATCTCATGAATCGTTCCGCGTTCTTCCACCGCATGGCCGGGACGATGACCGCGGTCTCAGTTGTGGCCGGCGGTGGTGTCACCGCCTCGGCCGGGACCTCGAACAGCCGGTGCCGCCGGTAGTCGTCCTCGGCGAGCCAGAACGGCTTCATGTGTGTCGTACGGACACCGGTGTGGACGAACAGCGGGATGCCCATCGCCTGCGCCCGCAAGCAGAACGACAGGTCCTCCGAGATCAGTTGCCCGGTGGACGTGTTCGGGACGCGGTCATACCAGATCGGCCCATACTTCTGCTCAACCGCCTCGAACACCGACCGGTGGATCAGCAGGCAGGCAGAGCCGGTGCCGGCGCACTGGGTCAGTGTGTCCGCCGGGTAGTCCCAGCGGACTGCGAACCCCATCTGGTCGTCGACCTTCGCCCAGTCGAAGATGGTCGGGGTCGGGGCGGTGCGCCACCCGCCGGCCGCATCTGGCTCGGTCTCCCGCAGCGAGAAGCACAGCCCGCCCACCATGGGGCGCTCCTGCGGGTCGGCAGCCTCGATCAGACG